CCTTTGTATTTAGGCCCTAGTTACCGCGATTGGGGAAATACTTGGTGAAAAGCCTAAATACAAAGGCGCACCAACATTTGTTTATCAAATAGGCAGATTTGAAGTGAATAAGGAAGGTGCTCTTATTTTTGATGAGGGTGTTGTTGGCGAAAAAGCGACCATACTCCTAGATGAGCTTGAAAGGCAAGGATTTTCATATGTGAAACAGGATTGTTTGCTAGCAGAGCATTTAGAAGATAAAGACTTGCTAGTTATTGAAATTCCTAAGAGAGATTTCAATGATAAAGCCTATAGCAACTTGGAAAAGATTCTGGAAAGCAAAGGAGCTCTCATTAAGAAGGCCCTTGGAGTAGAGGAACTACCTGTTGAACAAACAGAGGAGTCGCTCCGGTTTCCTTGGTTTTACCTTGACGGAGATGCTGAGAAGGTTAAAGCATATACACATTTTATTACAGCCCTTTGTGATATGGCAAAGAAGCAAAAGAGAATCACTGCCACAGCTAAAGAAGCAGACAACGAAAAATATGCCTTTCGATGCTTCTTATTAAGACTTGGTTTTATTGGAGAAGAATACAAGACATCAAGAAGAATACTTCTTTCCAAACTAAGCGGCAGTTCTGCATTCAAGAGTGGAGTTCCTAAGCGTGAGGAGGTGAATGTAAATTGAAAACCGTTCACCCAAAAATAATAAAGCAACTAAGGAGTGTCTATACACCTGGAACAAGAGTGGTTTTAGTAAAGATGAATGACCCCTATACCAAACTAGAACCTGGGGCAAGAGGTACTGTCATTGGTGTAGATGATATTGGAACCATTCATGTCAATTGGGACTCTGGTAGCAGCTTAGGAGTTGCATATGGCGAGGATTCCTGCAGAAAAATCGAGGAGGAAAAGAATGAATGACATTATAAAAAGCCAGATTTTTGCCATTAGAGATACAGGCGAAACTAATATGTTTGATCTTCCCTTATTGACCAGCATTGCTTTAAGAGAAGGATATATAGAGCTTATAGATTATCTTGAAAAGAATAAGGAAGCGTATGTCCATTTTATTCTGACAGGGAAAGTAGAAACAGAATAATAAATAGACTATTAAATCTTAGGGAACTCTTCGGGGTTCCTTTTTTCATACCCATTTGGAGGTGGTGGCTATACGTAAACTCGATAAATATAAGCCGACCATCTTTAAGGCGGATGGTTCGGTGTATGATAAGGACGCTGCAGACAATGCAGTATCTTTTATTAATTGCTTAAAGCACACAAAGGGAGAATGGTATGGGCAGCCATTTGAACTGATAGACTGGCAGGAACAGATCATCCGTGATGTATTTGGAATTTTAAAGCCGAATGGCTACCGTCAATTTAATACTGCTTATATAGAAATTGCTAAAAAGCAAGGAAAATCTGAACTTGCAGCAGCGGTTGCCTTGCTCCTTACTTGTGGTGATTTTGAGCATGGTGGTGAAGTATATGGATGTGCATCTGACAGACAGCAAGCTTCCATTGTTTTTGATGTAGCAGTTGATATGGTAGAACAATGCCCAGCACTTAAAGCAAGAATCAAACCTGTATTATCACAAAAACGACTTGTTTATAAACCTTTGGGTAGTTTCTATCAGGTTTTATCTGCAGAAGCCTATACCAAACATGGACTAAATGTGCATGGTGTGGTATTTGACGAACTACATGCTCAGCCCAATAGACAGCTTTTCGATGTTATGACCCATGGTTCAGGTGATGCAAGAAAGCAGCCGTTATATTTCCTAATTACCACTGCCGGCAATGACACACATTCAATTTGTTACGAGGTGCATCAAAAAGCTAAAGACATCTTGGAAGGGCGAAAGGTTGACCCTACATTTTATCCAGTAGTTTACGGTGCTGATGAAGATGATGACTGGACTGATCCAAAAGTGTGGGCGAAAGCCAACCCCTCAATGGGCATTACCGTTGATATAGAAAAGATTCAAATTGCTTGTGAAAGTGCAAAGCAAAATCCAGCAGAAGAGAACCTGTTTAGGCAGTTGCGTTTGAATCAATGGGTAAAGCAGTCGATACGCTGGATGCCAATGGAAAAGTGGGATAAATGTGCTTTTGCTATAAACAAGGAAAGTCTTGAAGGACGTGTGTGCTATGGTGGTTTGGATTTATCGTCTACCACTGATATCACAGCATTTGTTCTTGTCTTTCCACCTGAGTATGATGATGACAAATATATTATTCTTCCTTACTTTTGGATACCTGAAGATAACATTGAACAGAGAGTGAGACGAGACCATGTGCCATATGATATCTGGGAGCAGCAAGGCTTTTTATACACCACGGAAGGAAATGTGGTGCATTATGGCTACATTGAAAACTTTATAGAAGAGCTGGGCTTAAAATATAACATTCGAGAAATTGCCTTTGACCGTTGGGGAGCAGTTCAAATGACACAAAACCTTGAAAATCTTGGATTTACGGTAGTACCTTTTGGTCAAGGCTTTAAAGATATGAGCCCTCCAACTAAAGAGCTAATGAAGTTAACATTAGAGGAAAAACTAGCACATGGTGGACATCCTGTACTGCGATGGATGATGGATAATATTTTTATCCGTACTGATCCTGCTGGAAATATTAAACCAGATAAAGAAAAATCAACTGAAAGAATTGATGGAGCTGTGGCTACCATTATGGCTCTTGACCGAGCAATCCGCAAAGGTGGATCAGGAAATTCTGTTTATGACGGTCGAGGGCTTCTTATTTTGTAGCAAAGGAGAGTGATGCAGATGGGACTTTTATCAAATATTTTCAAAGCCCGTGATAAACCTCAGAACCGGACCGTAGGTAGTAATTATAGCTTCTTTTTTGGAGGAACTACTAGTGGTAAACCAGTAAATGAGCATACAGCTATGCAAATGACAGCGGTTTATTCTTGTGTAAGAATACTGGCAGAGGCTGTGGCAGGACTTCCGCTTCACTTATATAAATACACAGAAAGTGGAGGTAAGGAGAAAGCAATATCACATCCCTTATATTTTTTATTACATGATGAACCAAATCCAGAGATGAGTTCTTTCGTTTTCCGAGAAACGTTAATGACTCATCTTTTATTATGGGGTAATGCCTATGCACAAATAATTCGAAATGGCAAAGGAGAAGTCATAGCACTATACCCATTAATGCCTAATCGAATGTCTGTGGATCGGGATTCCAGCGGTTCTTTATATTATACCTACACCAGATATTCAGATGAAGCACCTACGATGAATGGAGTGACTGTCACACTTAGACCAAGTGATGTCTTCCATATTCCTGGTCTAGGCTTTGATGGATTAGTAGGTTATTCTCCGATTGCCATGGCCAAAAATGCTATAGGTATGGCAATTGCTTGTGAGGAGTATGGAGCTAAATTCTTTGCTAATGGCGCTGCTCCAGGCGGGGTACTTGAGCATCCGGGAACAATTAAAGACCCTCAAAAAGTAAGAGATAGCTGGAATGCTGCCTATCAAGGAAGCAGCAATTCTCATCGTGTAGCAGTACTTGAAGAAGGTATGAAGTATCAGCCTATTGGTATCTCACCTGAACAAGCTCAGTTTTTAGAAACAAGAAAGTTTCAGATTAATGAAATCGCTCGAATTTTCCGTGTACCTCCACATATGGTTGGAGACTTGGAAAAATCGAGCTTTTCTAATATTGAGCAACAGTCACTGGAATTTGTGAAATACACTCTGGACCCTTGGGTGATTCGTTGGGAGCAGGCCATCAGCCGAGCATTATTGAGACAAGATGAAAAGAAGCTATATTTTGCAAAGTTTAATGTGGATGGACTACTACGAGGTGATTATGTTTCAAGGATGAATGGTTATGCAACTGCCAGACAGAATGGGTGGATGAGCGCTAACGATATCAGGGAGCTTGAGAACCTTGACCGAATCCCTCCAGAGCTTGGGGGAGATTTATATCTAATCAATGGTAATATGACCAAACTCGAAGACGCAGGTATATTCGCAAATAAAGAAGGATTGGAGGTAAAACCTGAATGAAGAAATTCTGGAACTGGGTTCGTGATGCAGATACACAGACACGAACCCTATATCTTAATGGTGCTATTGCAGAGGAGAGTTGGTTTGAAGATGATGTCACTCCGGCTGCTTTTAAAGAAGAATTAATGAGTGGTGAAGGTGACATAGTAGTTTGGATCAATTCTCCAGGTGGAGATTGCATAGCAGCATCTCAAATATACAACATGCTAATGGATTATAAAGGCAATGTCACAGTAAAGATTGACGGTATCGCTGCATCAGCAGCCTCTGTTATCGCCATGGCAGGGACTGAAGTATTAATGTCTCCTACCTCACTGATGATGATCCATAATCCCTTAACTATAGCCATTGGTGATAGTGAGGAGATGCAAAAAGCAATCCAAATGCTTGATGAAGTTAAAGAAAGCATTATCAATGCTTATGAGCTTAAAACCGGTTTATCTAGAACAAGGTTGTCACATTTAATGGATGGTGAAACTTGGTTAAATGCCAATAAG